CTCCACCAACGCTACCAACGCTACCAACGCTACCAACGCTACCAACGCTACCAACGCTACCACCGCTACCACCGCTACCACCACCAAGGCCAATTTGTCCAGGAAATATACCTCCTTGCCCTCCGCAACCAGAAATAGATACTTGCGAACCATCTTTTGTAGAAATAGATGTACAACTAACGCCATTGTTGAATGTTAATGTTGGAAAACCAAAAATATGTATTATAAATAAAGCAAAATGTAAACCATGTGTTTTTTTACCCACACCCAATTAAATTTAAAATATCTTTATAAAAATTGTCACCAACATCAAAACCAATGTCACCAACATCAAAACCAATGTCACCAACATCAAAACCAATGTCACCAACATCAAAACCAATGTCACCAACATCAAAACCAATATCACCAACATCAAAACCAATGTCACTCAAACCAACACCAATGTAGCTTTAATGGTCACCAATGTAGCCTTAATGGTCACCAACATCAAAACCAATATAAAGGACAATGTAATAAATATGGTAGTTTAAATGAAGAACAATGTAGCTTTAATGAAACAACAGAATGTTTTATCGAATTAGAAAATGACAAAAAAATGTATAATATAAATTTTGATGGTAATAAAAAATGCGAATTTAATTTAAATTTAGAAAAATATAACACGATAAAAGTAAAAAAACATAAAGAAAAGAAATCTAAAAAGAAATGTAAAAAGAAATGTAAAAAGAAATGTAAAAAGAAATGTAAAAAGAAATCTAAAAAGAAATCTAAAAAGAAATCTAAAAAGTACAAGACATATAGATGTTAAAAAAAATGTATTTAATATGTAATATATAATTTAATCATTTTCATCAGAATGTTGTAAAAATCGATTATATTCGTATCTTAATTTATGTTCGTTAAAACGTTTTAATTCGATAGAATCTATTTTTTTTAAATCATTATCACTAATATCGCCATTAATTTTATAGATATTATTAATATTAGATAAATTATTATTAAGATTAAATGTTTTTGTGTCAAATACACCAAGTTTATCATCATTTTTTTTAGTTTGATAAGTTTGACAAGTTTGTTCTGTGATAATTTCTATTTTATTAAAACGATCTTCTATACTAGGTACATTGTGATTTCCAAATGTTTTTTTAAATTTGTATAATATAATATTATTTATATCAGGATTATTTACTACTAAAGAATCATAATGTTTTAAACATTCTGAAACATATTTTGTTGCATATTTTCTTTCTCTTCTAAAACGACAAGTTTGTTGTTGAATATCATGGTATAATTTACTAAATTCATTTGATGCATGTATATGTTTTATATTTAGCATTTCAGAATTTAAAAAATTTTGTAAAAGAGAAATTACTGAAAGAAGATAAGTTATAGTTTTTCGTACTATCATGATATTATCATTAGATACACTATCTATTACAAATGTCTCTGCAGTTAAAAAACTAGTAAAAATAATAGATAATAAATTTATTAACATATTTATACATTTATGATACATTGCACAATTTTCATGCATCCATTTATAAGATGCACAGTTTTCTCCAATTGAAATAATAATTTTCTCATTATTGTCATTCCATCCATTATTTATGTTGATTAAATCAAGTTTTTGTAAAATATTGTCACAATTAGACTTTTCATTTTCTACGTTAATGTCGTCGTCACCACCTGTAATCATTAATTAAAAAATAATTTTAATTTTAAATTAAAAATGTCTTAAAAATTAATTGTAAAAAAAACTAAATTTAATTTCTTTAGGAGATATATATAATGAAAATTCAAAAGAGGGATGGGAATTTAGAACAATTATCTTTTGATAAAATCATTTATCGTTTAAAAAAGTTGTGTAATGACCGTTCTTTAGGAGTTTTGACCAGTATTGATCCAGACGTTATTGCTCAACGTGTTGTATCAAGTATTTATGATGGTGTAACTTCGTGTGAATTAGACGAAGAAGCTGCTAGAATTGCTATAGGGATGACTGAAAATCCAGAAAATCCAAAATTGGCATCTAGGATTGTTATTAGTAATGCACATAAAAGTACATGTGAATGTTTTAGTGAAGTAATGGAACGTTTATATAATAATAAGGATAGTTTAGGTAATAGTGCTCCAATTTTAGCAGATGATATAATAGAAATAGTTAGAATACACAAGAATATTATTAACTTTGCAATTGATTACAACAGAGATTATCTTTTTGATTATTTTGGCTACAAAACACTTGAAAAAAGCTATCTTCAAAAAACAAAAGATTTTAAAACTGGTAAAATGCAAGTTGTAGAAAGACCCCAGCATCTTTACATGAGAGTTGCAATTGGAATTCATAAAGAAAACATTGACTCAGTCATTAAAACGTATAATCTTATATCACAGCACTATTACACACATGCAACACCTACAATGTTTAATGCTGGTACTCGATTAGCAAATTTGGCTAGTTGTTTTCATGAAGATACTATTGTAGCAACTATAAATAGAGGACCTATAAAAATAAAAGATGTAAAAATAGGTGATTTAGTAATTACACATAATGGTAACGTTAAACCAGTTGTCCAATTGCATAAAAATTTATTAAATGATAGAAAATTTTATGAAATAAATATTTCTAAAACAGTACCTATTAAAGTAACTGATAATCATAAACTTTGGGCTATAAAAAAAGAAAAAAAAGAAAAAAAAGAAAAAAAAGAAAAAAAAGAAAAAAAAGAAAAAAAAGAAAAAAAATCTTATCAAAAATATGATTTAGAATTTGTTAAAAATTATTTATTACAAGATAATTGTTACTTATTATCGTCAAAATATATAAATATTAAAGATAAATTAGAATACGAATGTATGTGTGGTAAAATTGCAAAAACATCATTTGAAAATATTTATTATCGTAATATCCGATGTAATAACAGAGATTGTATTTTTACAAGAAATAAAAAATTATATAAAAATAAAATTATCGGTAAACCAGAATGGATATCAGTAAATGATTTAAAAAAAGGTGATTATATAGGAATACCTAATAAAAAAAATGAAACTAGTTATATTTCAACTTTAGATATTTATTCATTTAAAAATTTATTGGAAAATAATTTAGATAGAAAATTATCTTACACTTTAAATGCAACTAATTCAATTGTGACATTAAAAACACATTGGGAATACAATAAAGGTTCAAAAGAACATTCTAGTATTAATAGATATTGGAATATAGATCATGATTTTGCAAAATTTCTAGGTATTTTTTATGGAGATGGTCATATAATTACTAAAAAAGATAATTTTGGTATTACTAATTACAATGGTATAGGTATTACAATACATAGTATAAATAATCATTTAATAGAATATTGTAAAATAATAGGTGAAAAAATTTTTGGTATAAAACCAGTTATACGTGCAATGAAAAATCAAAATATTGTACAAGTTTTATTCAATTCAAAATTAGTAGGTGAAATATTTAAAAATTTGTTTGGTATACATTTTAATGGTAAAAAAATCTGGATAGAATTATTTAAATGGGATAAAAGAATGATTTTAAATTTATTAGAAGGTCTTATAACTACAGATGGATGTATTACAAAAGATCAATCTGCAAGTATACAAATGTCTAATACAAAATTTATGAGAGATCTTTATTATTTAATTCGTAATAATAATATTGAAACATCATATGGTAATGAAAGATTACAAAAAAATGCAACTCAAAAACATGTTCAAATAAATATTCCAATCCATCAATTAAATATGAATAATATAAATAAAACATACACCGATTCAAGACTAGAAAATAAAATAATAAAAAAATGTAGAAATCAATATTCTTCAATTGAAATTGATAGTTTTAATTTTCTTAAATTTGAAGGTAAACAATTAATCTCTGAAAATTTACCAGAATATGTTTATACATTAGGAGTAGAAGATGATCATAGTTATAATATAGGAGGTATTATTGCTCAAAATTGTTTTCTTGTAGGAACTGATGATTCTATCGAGGGAATTTTTAAAACAATTACAGATTGTGGAAAAATTTCAAAAATGGCAGGTGGAATAGGTTTGCATGTTACAAATATTAGGGCAAAGGGAAGTTTAATTCGAGGAACAAATGGTCCAAGTGATGGTTTGGTACCAATGATGAAAGTATATAATGAAGTTGCTAAATATATTAACCAAGGTGGTAAGAGAAAAGGTTCTTTTGCAATTTATCTTGAACCATGGCATTCTGATATTTTAGAATTTTTAGATTTAAAGAAAAATCAAGGTCATGAACATGTTCGTGCAAGAGATCTTTTTTATGCAATGTGGGTTTCAGATTTATTTATGAAAACAGTAGAGTCTGATGGAGACTGGTACCTAATGTGTCCAGATGAATGTCCTGGATTAACAGATGTATATGGTGATGAATTTGAAAAACTTTATTGGAGTTATGTTGAACAAAAACGTTATAAACGTGTTGTTAAAGCTCAAGAAGTTTGGACACGTATATTAGATTCTCAAATTGAAACAGGAACTCCTTATATAGGATATAAAGATGCTGTTAATAAAAAATGCAATCAAAAAAACTTGGGTACTATTAAATCTTCGAATCTTTGCCTTGAGATTTCGTTGTATTCAGACCAAGACGAATATGCTGTTTGTAATTTATGTTCAATTGCTTTGCCTAAATTTGTAAAATACGATGAAACCGGTAAACCATATTTTGATTTTGAATATTTAAAAGAAGTATCAGAGTATATTATCGAACCAATGAATAAAGTCATTGATAATAATCATTATCCTGTTCGTGAAACAAAAACTAGCAATCTTAAACATCGTCCTATAGGCGTAGGTGTTCAAGGTCTTGTTGATGTTTATGTAAAAATGCGTTTACCATTTGAATCAGAAGAAGCTAAAAAGTTGAATAAAGAAATATTTGAAACCATTTATTATGGAACATTAAAAGGATCAATTGAATTAGCTAAAAGGGAAGGTGCTTATTCTTCTTTTAAGGGAAGTCCTTTTAGTGAAGGTAAATTACAATTTGATTTAGCTGTAGAATTTGATGGTATTGATTTATCAAATTATCTTTCCGGGCGTTGGGATTGGAAAACATTAAAAACAGAACTTGTTGAACATGGTACAAGGAATAGTATGTTGTTGGCATTAATGCCAACTGCTAGTACTGCTCAAATCATGGGAAATAGCGAAGCATTTGAACCTGTAGATTCTTGTATTTTTAAAAGAAGAGTTCTTTCTGGAGAATACATTGTAGTTAATAAATATCTCGTAGAAGATCTTCAAAAATTAGGTATTTGGAATAAAGAATTAAAGGATACTATCATTGCTAACGATGGTAGTATTCAAAATATTGACGAAATCCCTGATGACTTGAAAGCTTTGTACAAAACAGTATGGGAAATTAGTATGAAAAGTGTTATAGAACAATGCTCTGACAGACAAGTTTTTGTTGACCAAATGCAAAGTATGAATTTGTTTATGGCAAATCCAAATTATAAAAGACTTACTTCTATGCATTTTTATGCATGGAAGGCTCACCTTAAAAGTGGAATGTACTATCTTAGATCTAAAAGCTCTGCTAGTGCTGGGAAATTCTCTATTGATCCAGAATTAGAAAAAAAAATATTAGAAAAACATTATTTAAAAGAAAAAGAAGAAGTTGTATTAGCTTGCAGTAAAGAAAATCCTGAAGCTTGTATGATGTGTAGTTCTTGAAATAATTAAATTAATTATTTTTTTAATGTCATATTAATAAATTAAAAAAATATTTAGTAATATCATAAACAATATATAAACAACATGTCACACATGACACTACATAATAATCTTATGAAATTCCCCAAATTGAACTTACCAATTACATTACCCAAAATCCCTCTTAATCCATTTAAACAACTACTTCGAGGGGGTGCAGAAAAAAAACGACGATCTATGTCTAAATCTGGTACCCCTAAAACTTTACCTGGATCTTACCCTCTAGGAACTCGCCGAAAGGGAGTTAATGGTAAAATGTTCCAAGTTGATTTTGAAGGAACTAAACTTGTTTGGAAAAGATGTATCAGGGGAAGTTGTAAAGGACAAGGCAAAGTTCAACAAGGACCATCTGCTAAAAAACAATCATCCAAAAAACGATCATCCAAAAAACGTTCCATGAAAAAACGATCATCCAAGAAACGTTCCATGAAAAAACGATCATCCAAAAAACGTTCCATGAAAAAACGATCATCCAAAAAACGTTCCGTTAAACGTTCCATGAAAAAACGATCATCCAAAAAACGTTCCATGAAAAAACGATCATCCAAAAAACGTTCCATGAAAAAACGATCATCCAAAAAACGTTCATCCAAAAAACGTTCCGTTAAACGTTCCATGAAAAAACGATCGCCAAAAAAACGTTCCAAGAAACGTTCCACCAAAAAACGATCATCCAAAAAACGATCATCCAAGAAACGTCGATCTGTTAAACGTCGATCTGTTAAACGTCGATCAATTTAAATGTTAAATTTAATAATCATTTGTTATAGTGGAGAAATTATTTTATATTATTATAATATTATAAAATGAGTCAAGTCAATATAACAGCAGATGAAAATCAATCTGTTAACTTTTTTTCTAAATTAATGTCTCAGAATATTGCTGAAACTAACGGTGGTGACATTGCTAAAACTAACGGTGGTGACATTGCTAAAACTAACGGTGGTGACATTGCTAAAACTAACGGTGGTGACATTGCTAAAA